CTTTACCATATAATGAAGCTAGGTCATGAGGTGTACCATATGATTTACCAGTTTTAGCTGGGTCATTACCTTCATTTTCGATTTGAGCTAAACGGAATACACGTTTTTTATCTTCAATTACTTGATCACGATACTCATCATATTGATCTTCACTAAATTGGAATACTTGGTGGTAAATCCAATCTGAAGGTAATAAGTTAGTATCTTGTATTGACTTAGCTAGATCAACTTTTTCCTTCCATAGTGCTACTTTCTCTTGTTCGTAAACAACAGATGGGGTAGTTAATGATAATTCAAAGTTAGTTAATGCTTCACCATCATATCCTTGAGTATACAAATGTACTAATGCAATTTTATATAATTCAGATAAAATAATACGTTGAATACGTTCAACGGTACGAGCAAAACGAATATCTTCAGCAGCTAATGTAGCTTTACCTTGTAAGTCTTTTTCAAATCCAAAATATGCTTTAGGAATCTTAAGTGCTGCTAACATTTCATCACGTAGGAACGCAACGTCTTCGATAGCATTGTATTCAAGACCCTTAATAGTATCAATTTTAGTTGGAGGAGGAATGGAAAGAAAGAGGAAGAGGAAGCATTACCACGAGTTGGAAGATAAAAGTCTTCCATCATGTTCATCATATTGTAACGTAAATTATATTCACCTGTTTGTTGATCTATAAAAGGTGTTTTTTTCATCTTTTGCATGATCTTCTGCATGTAACCATCTACCTCATTAGGTGGAATGTTACCAACATTAACAGTGAAAACACGTTTTTCTGGGGCACGTGTGATGCGGTGCAACAACATTGCATCCTTCATCAACACATATTGTTTATAAGTTTTACGAGCAGGCTCAATATACGATCTACCATAAGGTAAATAGTTAGCATCAGTTAATAGTCTAAAGTGAGCTATTTCGTAGTTTTCAAATTTAATCTTACCATCTCTATCTTTAACACGTGATACAATACCACCAGCAGCGATTACCATTGGGTCAATACGGAAACATACATAAGATGGATTATTAGGATCTTGTCCTTCTTCACGAACCATATCATATACTGATAGTGGTGTAACATTATATACACCAAATTTTTCAGCAATTTCCATATGCATATACCAATCGCCATACTTACACATATTTCTAACCCACATCCATAAATTAAATTCGATGTTTAAAACATCGTAAAATAAATTATATAAAATACGTTGAATAGTTTCATCAGCACTTCTAATTTGTAATACTTCTCCAGCTTCATTCTTTAATGTTGCTTCATCAGAAATAATGTCAAGTGCTGAAGAGATAATTGATTCTGTATCCATTGCTTCATAATCAGTATACAACTGAATGCGAAGTGTTTGGTAGTTCATCGTTGGGTTATAAGGCATGTTAGCGCCATAACGATGTAACTTTGTAAATCTATCTATAAGGGCGTTTGTTTTTACGTTACCGTAGGCTTGAATATTATCAACGTCTACTACTTTCAATTGGTTACCACCAACATTACGGATGATAACATCGGTTGAAAATAGACGTGTTAGCCTAGTAAACAAACCTGGTTTTTGATCTGCCATTATCTTGTTTTAATTATACCAATAAATATTTATTACCCTAATACCCATGACATATCTTCGAATTGACCACGTCCGTTATTTATCATATATGGGTTTTGTTGCCCACTAGGTAACATAGGTACAGATGTGTCAAATCCTGTTCTAGATATGTTTGATATCATGGCTCTATTTAAATCCATTCCTTGTTCATAAAAACGCATTGCTGTATCTCTAGTGAACAATCCAATACCTAATGACATTACTAAGTCGTCATTATATCCTTGTTGCGCTTGTGCTTTACCGTTTTGCCAAATAAATACACGTAGTTCTTCTAGCAAACGTTTTGATCTAAACACAAATGCCTTCTCTCGAATATACGACTCCATTTTTGAGATAACAAGTGGTCTTGTTTTTGTTGATGTAGTAAAACCAGGAACTGTTTGTTCATTTTCCATTTTACTTAACCATTTATCCATTTGCATTTCACCATAAGCACGAGGTGAATAATACATTTTAGGATACCCTTTATCTATGATGGTATTAACGACATCCCAACCGACGTTAGCATTTTCAACCACAAGTAAAGCATTATTATACTCAGTAGCAACAGACACAAGCATATTACCATAAGTACGAGTATCAACTTGGGATTTGTATTCAGCCACTTGTTCACACGTTGTAGCATCGATGACGTGAAATGCAGAATAGTCGCTGCCATCACCGCGAGCAACGTCAGCGCATACCAAATACTGCTTAGTATAATCAGGATACTGCCAAATCCAAAAATCACCACCCATAAAGCGGCGTTCCACAGGATCTTGGATATAAGTTTCTTCATAAAAAGATAATAAATCAGGTTCAACAACTGAATTACCAGATCCTAAAAAGTCACAGTCATATTCCTGAGCAAATTCTCTAGGAGACATGTTTACTCTTTCTCTTTCTTCCCAGGCTTCATCTCTTTCAGGGTGTAAATTCCAAGGTAATTTAATTGATTTAAAGTCGTTCTTGCCTATTTCAGCTTCAGCATACATTTTATGAAACCAATTACCTACACCATTAGGAGAGGATAATGCAATGATTCCTCCACCTGTTGCAATTGTAGGTTTAATACTTGTATAAATTCTATCAATACCTTCAATGAAGGCAGCCTCATCCACTACTAGTAACGAAACTGCGTACGATCTACCTGCATCTGATGCAGCTGATGTAGCAACAATTTGAGAGTTATTAGAGAGTTTTAGTGATAATTTATTATCTGATACTGGTTTTTGGTTACCTTTTAACCAAGAAGGTAAGTTATTATACATAAACTGTACCTTTTCAACCATTCCTTTAGCGGTTTCTTGTTTAGTTGCAATACACAACACGGTTTTATCTTTATTAAACAACATTGTCCATAAAGAATAACCAGCTACAAGGGTAGAGATACCTAACTGACGAGATTTATTAATAATGCTAAAACGATTAGCTCTAAAATCATTTAAAACGTCTTCCTGAAACGGATACAGGTGAAATAATACTCTACCTTTTATAGGATGTGTAATATAACAATATTTTCTAAAGAAATGTACAGGGTCTGTTGCACATTTAATATACTCCTGTTTTATTATTTCTTTAATTTGTGTTTGACTCATGTATATAAATATATAAAAAAAGCCTGCTCTTACGAACAGGCTAGTCATGGGTATGCAAGAGGAATTATTTTGCTATCAAAAGATATCCTAAACCACCAACAATAACAACAGCACCAATTTTGGTAAACTTATTTTTAAGTTTTAACTTTTGATTTTGTAACTGTAAAATGTTATATTGGAATTTCCAATCTTTAATTTGTGTTTCTTGATTCATCATTATATTTCTAAATGATTTTTCTTTAGAAACATATTTAGATATTACTGTATCTTTTAATGATACTTGAGATTCTAAAGTAGCAATAGCTGAATCTTTTAGTACAATAATTTGTTTAGCACCATCTAATTCTACTAAATCCTTGGCTGCACTAACTAATACTGGTTGTGCTACTGGGAGAGGATTTGTGATTGTATCTTTAGGGTAACGTTGATTAAATGAGCTAACTAATGCTTGCTCAGATAATTCATCTATTTTAGATTTTTCTACTTCAATTACTTCAACAATTTTAACAACCTTTGTTTTTTGATGTGCTAATTTATCTTTTAATTCATCTTCTACTTGATTTAATGAATCAATAGCAGCATCATCTTTTGCTATTTCTAATTTCATGCTATCAACAGCATGTACTAAACTATCTTGTTTAGCTGTAAATTCTTTTGTTAAGCCAATATTTGATACTTTATCAAATGCTAACCATAACAAAATTAAAATTAAAATAATCGGTAATATATATTTTTTCATATTTTTATTTTTTAATACCTGCATAATATTGCATTCTACCTTTTGTCCATTCATCTAATGGTTCTGTTTCTACATCTTCAATTTCAATAGGCTCATATTTTTTGCCTGTAGCTTTTTCTTGACGTTGTTGTAAATATTTAGAACTAGCTAACAAACCATTCATTTTCTTTTGTAATCTATCTTTTAAATCACGTAAACGTTGAATTTCGTCTGATGGTCTATCACTAATATCGCCTGCAACACCTTTAGAGCGTTTAGTTTTTAAAATATCACTTTTAACTTTAGCTAAACGACCTTCAAGATCAGTGTATTGCATAAACGCTTCATAATCATCATCTGACATTGAAGCTGCACCTACATCTGCTTTTTCGATTTCACCTGCTTCAGGTTCTTCTTCATCACCTCTCATTACTTTAGCAAACATAGCGTCTACTTCTTCATCGCTTAAGTCTCTATCAATACCACCTTCAATACCAGTATCTTCAGCACCAGCTTCAACACCAGGTTCAGCAGCAGGACGAGATAAACGTGGAGCTCTTTGTTCACCTGATGGGATAATAACTCCATCAGCTACAAGTGCCATAAAATCAGCGTTAATTGGATTTTGCTTATCATATCCCATTGCCGATGCTACATCTACTTTTGACATTGGTTCTTCTGTAGCTTGCATAGCAGCAACGATTCTTGATTTTTTGCCTGTAAAGTCAGCTGCGGCTGCATCTGGAGCTAATTCGTATCGTACTGCAACATTTGCCATTTCATCTACTTGATCTTCAACAATTTCTTCTCTGCCTGAAGATAAGTCAGATTTTTGTGCCTGCAAAGCTTGGATTTTTTTAGTAATTGCGTTTAATTCTGCATCTTTAGCTGCTTTTTCAGTAGATGATATGTCCGCTTCGTTTACTGCCTCAGTAATAGCGGCGCGAATCATTTCTTGTAGTTCAGATCTTTTCATTTTATCAGTGTTGTGCATATAAATATTAAATGTTTTGTAAAATTGTAGCGATACGTTCCTCGGTTGTACCTTCTACCTCAATTAATTTATTAGGTTTAAATTCTTTTAATGCC